ATCATTTTCTTGATTTTCTCTTTATCGCCTTCGCACTTGAGAGAATCAACTTCGTCTTGAATTAGTGTCAGTGTATCTTTTTTCATGTCGATGTCAACCTTTTCTTGTTCGAGATCCTCCTCCTCAACAATCGTAAGGTTTGCGACTTGGGCGGTATACAGCCCTTCTAAGAACTTATCAAACTTAACTGGATCTTTCTTGCTCGATACAAATACCTTAACGTATCGGTTTTCGTAACTAGAATAGAAAGACTCGCTGTAGGCTTTATCGTCCTCATACTTTAATTTGTGAAACATTCGACTTGGATTTTCGATGTATTCGAGTTCTCTTGTCTCTGTGTCTAGAATATGAAAGCCTTTTGGTTCACCGTGATCCGAGAATGTTATCTCGTAGTGGGTTCCAAGATAGTGTATGTTGTCTCGACTTTGTTTACAGTGAAAGTGACCACTTAACACTTTCTCAAAACGCTTGAATAATTGTGGAGACATCCCGCCTCTATGCTTTACGCCTCTTAAGACCTCATATCCATCCAACTCCAAATGACCCATCAGTATCGGAGCATCCACTGTTTTGATGTAGTCTGTAAACTCCTCTGTATTCTCTTTATTTACCCACGGTAACATGGCGATTCGTAACCCGTCAAACTCCAGTGTTTTAGGCTTTTCGTATATATGAAAGTCCTCATAGAATAACTCACGCATCGAATTGATTCGGTTTGTATTTCTGTAATACACATCATGATTACCTAAAATACAATGCAAATCAATGTTACGATCTTTCAGAGGTTTTATAAAATGTTCTCGGACATGATTAAGAACGTTGAAGTTAACAAACTTTCGACGATCCATAAGATCACCAGCATGAAGAACTGTGGTGATGTTATTCGCATCTAAGTAGGGGAAAAATGTATCGTTGAAAAACTCAGTAAAATAGTCAAGGAATAACTGAGAGTCTCCTCTCGCTCCCCAATGCGTGTCACTCAGTAGTGCTATTTTCATCTGCGTCCTTTTTCTTCTTTTTCTTCTTAGGTGTAAATCTTTCAATATCAGAATCGGTTAGATTAAAATGCTGTTCAAGGCTTTTATCTTCAAAGTAATTTTCGGAGTAATACTTTCGTAAAGATCCCTCCGAGTCCTCCATCTGAATTGTTTTAAACTTGATATAGTTTTGTTTCTTTTCTCTTTCGATTCTTCTTAGAAAAGCATAATACACAATCTGAGTAAAATATGAAAATGGATTTTTAGATTTTTCAGGGTTGAAGTTATGAGCGTACATCAGACAGTTTTCAATACCATCGCCGATCATCTCATCCTTAAATGGATAGTTCATGAAGTTTGGTTTGTATGACAAGTGTTCCGCAATATCCAAAAAACATTTACCAATATACTCAGTTACTGGTGGTCTTGGTTCCCCCATAGACTCTGCTTCTGTAATGTTATCTTTCCACTCACACATCGCTTTGAAAAACTCTTTGTTATCAATGTATTGATTTTTTTTGCTGCTCATATTTTTTTGTCCTTTTTATTCTTGACATGTTACACATCATATCACTAGACTTAATCTTGTCAAGGGGAAAGGGGGGTTCAATTAATCATCTTGTTCTTCTGAATCTTCTGAGTCTAATAAATCATTAGGATTCCAAGAGTAGTCGGTCCATTGAGTTCCAAAATCTTCACGATCAGTTTCGTCACTTGTATCTTTATCTGTGAACGTTCTCATACCAATGTCGTCATCATCGATCAAGTCCATGATTTCATCTGGATCTAAAAAGCCTTCTTCGATAAATTTTTTAATGATGCTAGGTGGGAAGATCATGTTCATGACTACAAATTCTTTATCTTTATCCTTTTCTTTATTAGGCATACCAGAGATTTGGTCTATATTATCCATGTTATCTTCAGAGAAGTCATCATCAAATTTTTCTCTCATCGACTGTAACATTTGCTGAATCTTTTGCTCTAAAGCCGCTTGTGCTTCATCCTCGGTCATATTATCAATTGCATCGTGTTGCATCTGAATCTTATCGTCTCTGTCTTTAGAGTCCTCATACAACTGAACCACATCATAGTCTGGTGATAAAAAACTAACGATGAAGTCTTTTGGTATTACGGTTTTAATTTGACTACTATGACGTAACCAATCCTTCAACACTGTGACCTCTTTTTTACGACCAATAGGATCTTGCATCATCATGTTTTGAAATTCATAGGGTCTTTCAACCGTAATGCTGTCTCGTTTCTGAGCAACAATTTTAGTTACGATTTCCTCTCCACTTTTTAATTTTAACAGTCGGTAGTCTGAGTTCATGTGTTACCTTCCAAGTTCAGATTCTTGTGTGTAAAATCAAACTTCTCTTTACTATATATCTTCACTCTGTCCTGCATGTGACGGTAGGTGTGGTTGACATACTTGAGATGTCTTAAATCATCGCTTATGTCAAATAGTTTTACTCTATCTTTCACATCAGACTTTCTTAATCCTCTACCAATAGACTGCAATACACGAATAACGGATCTTGATGGTGAGGCGAAAATGATATTGTTTATATTCTTAATGTTAATACCTGTGGAGCAGGTTCCGTAGGATGCAATAAGTATAGAATCACGATCAACCGTGTCTACGAGTTTTCGAATATCTTCTCTCTGTGATACATCAGTTCCACCATGAATGAAGTGAATATCTTTATCGGGACATTTGTTTTGAATCATTTCGTGAAGAGGCACACCGTGTTCTTTTACATAATTAAAAAGAAGCAAGGTGTTTCCCTTTAGTTTGCAGGACAAGTCAGTGATAAACTTATTTCTCGCCTCATTGTTGATGATCCACTTGATTTCATCAATATACTTTGCTCTTTTAGTTTCTTTCGCTGCCTCTTTACTATACCCCAAAACCAAGCAATCAATCTTTAGTCTAGACAATAGATCTTTGTCCATAAGTTTTTTTGTGGTGGTAACATTCTTAACCAATCCAAACAATCCCTCGATTACGAGTTTGTGAGTTTGTGATCCATCAAGTGTTCCCGTGGTTCCGATTCTATGATCACAATTTTTTAGTTTGGTCATGATACCTGTGAGTGATTTTGCCTTAAATAAGTGACACTCATCACCAAACACACAGTGAAAGTCCTTAAAATATTTTTCGTGTTCTCGATGAATACTCTGCCATGTGGATATTACAATCTTCTTATCTGTTGTTTTTTCTTGACCCGACATAATGTAGTGACAATTATCATCTACTGACCAATCACAGTTTTCAGCATAGTCTCGAAAGTCACTCATCATTTGAGAAACTAGTGAGGTAGTCGGAACAATAATTAGTATCTTTTTATCAGGTGGTAGACGATCAAGATAGTATCGCAACAAAGTGTAAATGATCAAAGACTTACCTGACCCCGTAGGAGAGACGAGAAGGGTTCTCTGCTGCTCTAGAGCGTGCTTAATTGCAGAAATCTGATGTTCGTATGGATCGAACGGAAGTTTTAGGTGTTCACGCATATACTTGAGCAAACTGTCATCAGATATAACATGAGAAACGATCTCTAAGTTATTTTTGAGAGTATAGTTTCTCTCGTTTGCAAAATCAGCAAGATAATCAATCAACCCCCTATAGAAAGTTTGAGTGTGCATGTTGTATAATCTTATCTGACCGTCCCATACTTTATTCTTATAGGCGGGAGTGTATTGGTAGTTAGGAACTTTAAACGTAAAAAAGTCTGAGAGTTCTTTTGCAACAGATCTCTCACAGTCAACTTTTACATACACACTATCGTATGGTTTGATTGTAATAAGATTAGTTTCCATTCGTAAATTTTATCCAATCAATTGCAGATCGAATATACCACTGTCTATCAGACATTGTTTTTACGACAGACTTTAGATATTCCACCTTTTCTTTTTGATACTCAACCTTATTTGTTAACTTAACGATCTCGTCATCTGACTCCAAAAACTTTTCTAAATCCTGTTTGAGTATGTTCAAAGCAAAAGGTTCAAGATCTCTTTCCTCTAACTCTTCGTGACTCATCTTTCCTGTATAGTAAAGCCATTTTATCTTTCGGAGTATTCGTAACTCACTTTCAGCCTTTGTAAGAATCAACTTCTCATCTAGCAGAAAGTTTAAATACTTGTTATGAAGTTGTGGTGTTTTCAAAGCCTCAACATCTAATTCAGTTTTGTCAATTTCTAAGTCTTGCTGAACCATAGACTTCAACTCATCCAATAACATATAAACTCCTTTTGGTAGAGTTTATATCGGTTTTATCTCGTACGTCACAAACTTAAAAGATGCGTCTACAATGATAGGCTCTGTCTCACCAGTAGTAGAATCAAAATCTACGGACCCCAATGACTCAGGTATTAACTCCTTGAATCTGATTGACCTTACGGGTCGATAGGCACTATTTACAATGATCAACTCAGCATCTGTGGTAAATTTTTCTCTACCCTCAAACTCTGTGGTGTCTTCTAGATTCGCACAACTTCTTAACCAATCATGAAGTTCAAGATAGTTATCCATATTTTCATCCACCAAAAAACTTATATTCAAATCACCAAAATTATATTTATCACCAGCCTTGAACGATCTAGCACCAAATCTAGTTGGTTGTTCAATCGCATTTAATGAGAAGTCTGGTATATTCACACGCTGACAGAACCAAACCATATTCGGAGATTTATCCATGATAAATCTAAACGAGGTGTTCATTAGATAATTATTGGTCTTTGGTTGTCTCGTACCTAAAGATTGGTAATAATCTGGTATTGGTATTTGATTCTCAGCAGTGTATCCCATACATTATGTATATCGTTTTCTACCACGACCAATCACCGACACACCTAGCATTGTTAAAATGCCAGGGGAAGGTATAACTGTAAACTCTGGTACAACTGTAAAGAATATACCTGCATCACTTTCACCTTGAATTATGCCAGGGCTTTCGATCCAAGTATCTGCGTAAGCGATCACAAACATCGTCGCAAATTCCCCAGGCTTTAATCCTGAGGATTCTTCGTTTCCCTCAGTCCCCCAGTCCCAGTTGTAGAGTCCTGTCTCATATGCAAAATTAACGTAGTCTGGATCGTTATAAAATTCATCAAATTGTTCTTCAAGTGGAGATGTCAGATAGCCTGGAATCGATAAAATCGAAAGTTCATCTGACTTTACTCCAGTAAAAATATCAAAGTCTTCAATTGATGACTGCGACTCTGGACTATTGTGTAATGTATAAGTGATAAGAATAGCGTTATCTGGAACACCAACAAAATCTTGCTGATCATCCTCTGTGTATACAGCGGTTTCTACATATGCGTTCCAACGTTCTCCGTAAACATCAGACTGAAAGTAAAGTTCTGGATCACCAACGCCTGGTCCAGCAAGATCAGCCATCGCAGATGTAGTTATAGCAAGTGCAAGTGTTCGTTTAAACATAATATTCCCCCAAGTATTTAATTACTCACTATTTATGATTTTAGCAATCTCCCCACTCGCTGAGGACTTTGATGATGGCGTTGAAACCATTGTTTGTCTGCGGGTGGTACTTGTATGCGGAAA